TAAACATATCTAGATCATGGCCAGTCCACCCCCACCATACGACGATATTACTGGCATAAGTCGTGCAGTGATGAAAGACAATGCACAAGTAACATTGGCCAACTACAATGGCAATGCTAGACCTGGCGAACTTGTAGTTGATCAAAGTACTGATCAAGTGTTTATCGGCAATAGTGCAGGTGCGTTGACACAAATTGCTGCGGGCATTGGCAACGGCGGAGTCAGCGGATTGCCTGCAGGCTTCTACCAAATGGCATACAATCCCACAACTGGTGAAATCGTTTACTACACTTAATACTAATATGAAAAAACTCTTCCTACTCTTGCTGATCGTACCTGTGCTGGCCATTGCACAACCCCGACAAAAACCTGGTGTGACCTACGACGCTGTGATCACCAGAGTCATAGACGGTGACACTGTGGCATTTCAAGCAGATTTTTTGCCTGCGCCACTCAAGAAAGAACTCAGCATCAGAGTGTACGGTGTGGACACTCCTGAAAAAGGATTCCGCGCAGCCTGTGCCGGTGAAGCACAGCGTGGAGAAGCAGCTTCAGCATTTACAAAACAAGCTGTTGCTGCCAGCACCAAGCGTCAGGTTGTGCTCATGGACTGGGACAAGTATGGTGGACGTGTGCTGGGCGATGTGATTCTAAACGGACAAAGTTTGCGAGTCATGCTGATACAAAATGGATTTGCACGTGAATACTACGGCGAAGCCAAGCAAAGCTGGTGCAATTAATATAATCAATTGTGGTTAGATTCAAGATAACTACTTGATCATGTCAAAACCACTTGAGACCGTACTGGTCAAGTCTCCTCATCGAACACAAACATTCACAGATCAACAACTGGATGAGTTTTTGAAGTGTGCTGATCCTGTCACAGGACCGCACTACTTTATGGATAACTTTTTTCATATACAACATCCCACACAGGGCAAAATGTTGTATCATCCGTATTCGTATCAAGTCAAACTGATTGATACCTATCATAACAACCGCTACTCAATCTCCATGATGCCACGGCAAACAGGCAAATCAACCAGTGCAGCCGGATACCTGTTGTGGTACAGCATGTTTGTGCCGGACTCCACTATCCTGGTAGCAGCACACAAATACACAGGTGCTCAGGAGATCATGCAACGCATACGCTTTGCTTATGAACTGTGTCCAGATCATATCCGAGCCGGAGTCACAAGCTACAACAAAGGATCAATAGACTTTGAAAACGGTAGTCGTATTGTGAGCGCTACCACAACAGAAACAACCGGACGGGGTATGAGTATTACCTTGCTCTATGCCGATGAGTTTGCGTATGTGCGACCCACAATTGCACGAGAGTTCTGGACTAGTATCTCACCTACCTTGGCCACTGGTGGTAAAGCAATCATCACCAGCACACCCAACTCAGATGAAGATCAATTTGCGTTCATCTGGAAAGGTGCCAACAAGACCGAAGATGAATATGGTAATCCCACGCCCTTGGGCATAAACGGATTCAAGGCCTATCGCAGTTACTGGCAAGAACATCCTGATCGTGACGAGTCCTGGGGTGAAAACATGCGAGCACAATTAGGCGATGATCGATTCCGCCGTGAGATTGGCTGCGAATTTATCATCAATGACGAGACTCTGATTGCTCCTGCCAAACTGCTGGATCTTGACGGACTTGAACCCATGTACAAAACTGGCCAGGTCCGCTGGTATGAGCCAATTAGAAAAGATCAAGTGTATGTTGTGGCACTGGACCCTAGTCTAGGCACAGGCGGCGATCCTGCTGCTATTCAAATCTTTGAAGCTAATACCACACGACAAGTGGGTGAATGGCGACACAACCGAACTCCAATTCCCGAACAGATTCGTATCCTGGTAGATGTGATCCGGCACATAAATGAAACTGTGGGCGACGAGAAAAGCATCTATTACTCAGTGGAAAACAACACCATTGGAGAAGCAGCACTTATTTCAATTGCAGAATGGGGAGAAGAAAACATACCAGGCTACTTCCTGAGTGATGTATCGGGTCCTGCCGTGAACGGACGTAGAACACGCAAGGGATTCAACACCACAAACAAATCCAAACTGAGTGCCTGTGCCAAACTAAAAAATCTTGTGGAATCCGGCAGAATGAAAGTGAACAGCAAAAGTTTGATTTCAGAGTTCAAAAACTTTGTGGCACACGGCACAAGTTATGCTGCCAAACCCGGCGAAACAGACGATTTGATCATGGCCACAATCCTGGCTGTACGCATGCTCACAGTGTTGCAGAGCTTTTATACTGAACTAGATTCACACATGCGGGATCATGGCGAAGAAATCATAGAGCCATTCCCGTTCATTTCTATGGTGCGTTGAGGTAAATACCGTATGGCACAAAATTCAATCGCAAGCGAACTCAACGATCTGTTAATCACACGTGATTTTGACGTCAACGCACTCAGCACCAAAACTGGTAAACCAGCAGTGAACAGTCGCGGCATACCTGACACAAACGAAGCAGACATGTTTAGTTTTGACTGGATTGGTCCCACTGGCAAGAACTACGGAACCATGGTGATCCTGCTGGATCAATCAGGTGGCATGACAGTGTACTTTGGAGACAATCTTGGCCGCACCATGGATCCAGAAGACAAACTGGCCTGGTACGGCGACCCAGACACTGATAACTCAGGCTTTCTGGAACAATTGAAAAATTTTGCCATCCGCACCAGCAAGGTGCGTGGTGGATTTAGTTTGGAAAACATGAGCCGGCTCAAGTATGCTATTGCAGGACAAGCAGCCCTAACAGAGAGCTTTTATGGCACACGTCGAGTCAGTTACTCAGGCCTGGCAACCGAAGCTAGACTCATGATCAAACATTCAAAGGTGCTGGACGAGAACGATGCTCGTTTCCGCTATGTGGAAAGTTTGTTTATTGAAACAGCCTTAGGCGAACGCTTTAGACTGCCATTCCGCAAGTTGTCGGGTGGACGAGCCATGCTGGAGCATGTGCGTCAAGGCGGCAACCCTTATGATTTTCGTGGACAACACATCAGTGAAACAGTGAGTCAAATCACCACACTGGGTCAGTTTCGCAGAGCACACCAAGGGCGTGTGTTTGAAGGTGCTGCCGCTGACTTGATCACAGAGACCAACGAATACTATCACAATCTCAATCGCAATCTCAAGAACATTGCACACCATCGCGGGTACGCACAGTATTTTGAATCCTGGCAGCCAGCTGAGATTTCAGAAACCGACATGGTGGTGGAAGATCTCAAGGGCCTGTTTACAGAAACACGCATTGATCCCAGAATAGAATCAGCCTTGCCCATGCTGGCAAAAATACAACAGGAAGCACAAATCATGAAAGAAGCAGACATATTTGAATCCTGGGCAACCAACCTGGTAGAAGGTCAGCCCTGGGCTTTGCCAGACACTCCGGAAAAAATGGATCAGCTCAAACTGTGGTTAAGTGAACCGCATCCAGTTGGTCCAGATGCGTCTGATACCAAAGATGTGCTAGGTGACTACATTGGCGACGACAACTTGTTTAATCAACTGGAAGAACTAGCCGAAGAAGATCCTGACGCAGATGCTGTTCCCTTGGTCATGGCCTGGATTGATCGCAATCGAGATGAATTCACTGAGATTGCTGAACTGGCTCAAAATTTAGAAGCAGCCGCTGCACCTGAACCGGCAGCTCCTCCTTCTGCTCCTGTTGCACCTGTTGCACCTGTTGCACCAGCTGCACCTGCTCCGGTTGCAGAAGATAACGTGAGTCCACGTCTTGCAGGTGTGCAACAAACACAGCATGCTGATGGTACCAAAACTACAGACTATCAACAAGGGCCCTTACAGGCCACAAACAAAGTAGATGCACAAGGTCGCCCACTCAAATCCACAGTAGGTTACGATTCGGGTGTTGGCAAGTTTGGTGCCGAACAAGATCATGTTACAGGTATTCGTACCACAACAGCAACTCCTACTGATCCCAAAGCTGATCCCAATGCCTTGCTGCCAACCACTGCAATTGCTGCGGCTCGCGGCGTTAACCCAACAAAATTTGCAGCATTTCAAGCACAGCAACCGGGTGTTGTAAAAGAAGATCCGGACACAGGCATGTATGAATCTGATTTGGCAAGAATAAAATCTCTGGCTTCACTTAAACTATCTGAAGCAGGCGAAAGTTTTGGCGATGCTTACTTGCAAAAGGCAGCATCTGGCGCTCCAGGCCGTTGGATGATTAGTCAAGATCAGGCCAAGGCAGAGTTGGCCAGAAGAGCAGCAGGCGGCGCCCAAACTGTTTCTGCACCTGAACCGGCAGCGCCATCTGAACCATTTGTTCCCAAGGATTATCAAACAAAAGAACCATTAACAAAAGGACCCGACGGTAAATGGTATAACAAAGCAGGACAAGAACGCGATGGTCTACGCGGCTACCCACTCACTGCACAGGGCACTGCTCAGTTCCGTGGCCTGGTTCCTCCAGCACCAGCAGCACCAGCAGCACCGGTTAATGAAGAGGATTACACAGGCATGTATGAATCTGATCTGGCAAGAATAAAATCTCTGGCTTTTCTCAAATAACATAAATAAAACAAAGAAGGGCGTGTAGTGGCATGCCCTTCCGTAAACAACTAGATAGGCAAAGTTCGCTACCTTTGGTGGTAGGAAACACAGACAAGCTGTGTTATAATAACTTGTAGGCAGCATTTAAGTAGATCTTAAATTTTTAAAATCATATTAACGCACAAGAAAGGCAACACAATATGGCATCACTAGCAGAAATCCGAGCACGGCTACAGGCCGCAGACAGCAACAAAGGTGGACAATCCACTGGCGGCGGCGACAAATCAATTTACCCTCACTGGAACATGGAAGAAGGCAAAGAAGCCGTACTCCGCTTCCTGCCGGACGGTAACACAAAAAACACATTCTTTTGGGCAGAGCGAGCAATGATTCGACTGCCATTCAATGGCGTCAAAGGTGAGATGGATAGTAAACAAGTCATGGTTCAAGTACCATGCGTTGAGATGTGGGGCGATGCTTGCCCAATCTTGGCAGAAGTACGCACATGGTTCAAGGACAAGAGTCTTGAAGACATGGGTCGCAAGTACTGGAAAAAGCGCAGTTACATTTTTCAAGGCTTTGTGCGTGAGAATCCCATCGGCGACGACAAAACACCAGACAATCCTATTCGCAAGTTCATCATTGGACCTCAGTTGTTTACCTTGATCAAGGGTGCCTTGATGGATCCTGAGTTGGAAGAATTGCCAACTGACATGTTGCGTGGCCTGGATTTCCGCATTGCTAAAACATCTAAAGGTGGATATGCAGACTACAACACATCAAAGTGGGCTCGCAAAGAATCCGCCCTGACCGAAGCTGAACAGGCCGCTGTG